CAATTAGGACACTACCGCCAGCCGGACTGCGAACGTTTGCTCTAAGTCATCGGTAATGCGCCGACAGCGCGGCGAGGAGCGGGGAAATGTCCGCGACAGAAATTGCCTTCCTCCTGGCGTTCGGTTTCATTGGGGCTACAATCTGCGGCGCGTTAGGATACTTGGTTGCCGCAGATCGTCATTGGCTCGGGTTCGCCTTGGGGTTTTTGCTCGGCCCTATAGGCGTGCTGGTCGCTGTGCTCTTGCCGAGAGACCGCGACCCCAAATCAGATCGCGCGAAATCACGAGCCAAACGCGAGTCAACATTTTATCAGCGTGGAGCGGACCAGTGGCTCGATGAATGCCGCTAATCCCATTTGCCTACAGGGCATCTCCACGCGCGGCCTCGCGCTTTGGCCACGAGGAAGCAGCCGCAAGCCTGGTGGGAGCACCGGTTACCAAGTCGATATCCAGAAGGCGGTATACACTGGTCGCAAATTTCAAGCCGACGGCGGTACTCATCGCGATCGACGAATGCTCCGTGCAAGCCGTGCGTCCGAACGTCGGCAGCAAATTGCGCGATCGCTTCTGTGAAATTCCAGGCCATTTGAATGACGGACGGCCCCGGTCGCGATTGAATCGCCTCTTGCCGATGGAAATTCTCCCACACATCGAAGTAATCTGCATTGGTCTGACAAACATGGACCAGGCCCGCGGTCTTACGCATCTTGTGCCGTTCGCACCAGCCTCCATCTGGAATAGTGCATTCACACCTAGTCATGCCTGGTTATCCTGCTGTGAAGATAACGTGAACGATTTCAAGAGGAATCGGCCCGTAGCAACCGCAAGTGGAGTCTACCCACTGGGCACCGTCGATCTCGAATTCCAGATAGAACGGGCTGCAAACGAACTTCTTGGGCTTGGACGACCCGAAGACATTATGGCTTACGTTATCGTAGAGCATCAGCTGATAGTTGTCCTGCTCATCGCCACCGCAGCTAAGGCACACTTGGCAGTCATAGGGAATGCCTATGCTAGGTCCAGGACAATCGGGCCAGATACAGAGGCCAGAGTAGTTCGTTGAGCTTTTCCAGGCATTGCAGGTGGAGTATTCGGGCCCTACTCCGGAGCATCCACCTCCGGAGCCCATGTTCATGCCGATGTCCTGCTCTAAGCATTCAGCGCAGTGCGGATCGCCTTCGACTGTGACGGACATCAGTAGCCGGCGAGGGAGTCCTATTTTCTCGCCATTCTCCTTAGTGCAGATACACCAGCAGTTAGGGCAATCCATCTTGCCACTGTCAAGGTGTTCAATCGCCGACCAGGTTTTGACGTAGGCATTCGCCGTCCCGGCCGCCCCCATCCCTGTAAGCCAGCCCTGCGGATTCTCCACTCCGTCCACGTAAGTGCAAAAACCGTAGCTCTCGAATACGGCCATCAGTAGTGTCCGACCGAAACATAGGGTAATCGCCGCTGCCGTCGTGCTGACTGTATCGTCCACATGCGTCAGCTCGGCATCGCTACCGCCGGAATGCCTCCCAATCCCAAAGGTATAGTTAGGCGGAGAAGTACCGTTGATCCTGACGAAGGCATAATAGTAGTCGCCGTTGTCTACCTTATACCCGGCGATCGCCCGGAATTCTTGTCCGGCCGTAACGCGAAGGACATCGAAGTCCACCCGCACCACAGCGTAGCTACCTTGCGGATGAAAGGGACCGAAGGTACAGACGGTGCCGGGAGTCAGTTCGGCGCAGTCGTCGTCGATAGATGCGGAACCTGACCGAACAGTCCAGCCATCGGGGAGAGGGTCGTCATCAGCCCCTACGAACGTCTCTATGACTGACACGCATCCTTCCGAGCAACAACACCACCATCCTCCCGGCATCGTAGGAGCTCCTTATCCAGAGCCCGATCCGGAAGAGCACGCCGCCGATACGAATCCAGGGCAGGTCATCCGAATTATCCGCCATTCGCTTTTCAACGCGACCCATCTGGCCGTACCTCCGGATTCTCCGGCTATCCCCGAATACTCCCCGTGTATATCGCTTGCTTCAAACTCTTCGCCCGTATCGACGTCTCGGCAGGTACAACTGCCGCCCTCTGCCAAGTCAGTTACTAGGCAGAATTCGCGGTCCGCGATTGGAATGTCCCCGGAAATGGAAAGGGGATACCGCCGCGTGCGCCCGCGGTCATTAACCCTTCGGCCTTCGACCTCGACGGTTGCTCTGGCGACCCGATGCGCGGCAGTTTTTGTAAATTCAACCATCGGTTACGTCAACGGAAGCACGGAAAAGTCTTTCTCGGGGTAGACCCGGAATCTATTGAAGACCACATTGATTGGAGTTGGAGATTCAATCTTCACTCCGGCTTCATCAATCGGCCAGGGCTTCACGACCTTGACAAGATTTCCTTGGTCGTCTTCAACAAGGATATGACTTCGTGTGCCCGCGCTTCCGCCTGAAGTCTGATAGAATCCCGCGTTTTCGATTTCGAGATCCCATGTTTCCTCGTTGACCTCGATGTTCATTTCCAATACGCGATACTGGATGTCGTTCCGTTCCTGAACTGGACTGATGCGGATGGCGCTCATTTTCGCGCATCGTTCGGCAATTGTGATCCCGTCAATCGTCACTTCGTTGTTGTTGACGGCACGACGATACTGGAGAATCCAAGCCGGCACTGCCTCTAGGTTCTTTTTGATCTTGATGCACCAGCGGTTATCATCCACTTCGGGAGGCGGATCATACAACTCTCCAGCCGTCGTGCAAATCCAATCTCCGTCGATGTCCTTGACCGCAATCACACTATGCTGATTCGTGACCCATTCAATTTCTGCCGGATCGTTTAAGGGGTTCTCCTCAATTTCACGACCGGTGGAGTAATCACAGGTAACAATCCACACCAACTTGGAAAAACTCGTATTGCTGGACCGGACGCGGCGACAGCGCGCCCCTGGGTCATAGGCATAGATGGCTCCCGTTCGCGGGCAGGCGGCTTCGACTACGGTAGCATCATCGGTGTTTGAATTAGTCTTGACTCGCCATACTTCCGTGTATCGGCGCGTTGAGACTCCGCTGTCGCTTACCTCGACTTCACCGTCTCGTCCATCGTGAATTTTGTTGGAGGAGATAACTGCCATGTCAGAAGTCCATTAGTTCCTGCGGAGTGAAGAGTTTCTCTTGTTGGTCAGCGATTCGCTTGGTCTGGATAGCCGTCTCGCGTGTTGCCTGCGCAACCTGAGTCATTCCGCGATCGCCTCGGCTCATCCCCATCGCGGCGACGATGTTGGACCATGCCTCGCGACTTCCTCGTTGCATTGCGGCTACGGGTTGATATTCAGCTCGTCCCGCTTCTTCTTTCCCGGCACGCAACTCCCGTATCGCCCGCCCGTAAGTCTCTGGAGAAATCGCTTTTGCCGCCAGCATTTCATCCAATTTGCCCTTTTCCTTTGCGAACTTTTCGGCGGGCGTAGCATATTTCTCTGTGGTCTGTTCGGCCTCATGCTTCAATTCGGCCGCCTTTTCCGCTGCTTTCGTTTGGTCTATCAGAGCACGCATTTGGGAGATTTGCTCGGGCGTGACCCCCTTGGTTTTCTCGAACTTGCGCAATTCCATTTCTGCGTCAGATAGACCGGATGTCAGTTGCTCCAATTTCTGACGTAGATCCTCGATATGCTTGTTAGGCCCTCCAAGTGCGCTATCGTAGTCTTCCATCGCCTTCGCAAGCAGTTCTGTTTTTTTGCCCCCGTCCAATCCCAATGCCGAGATGGCCTCAATTTTTCGCTTCGTTTCCTCCAATTTTTCCTGCGGTGTCTTGATCTCGCTGAGGGCTTCGCTAGCAAATGTTGTGGCCTTGCCTAAATCGCCGAACACGGCGATGGTGGATTGGAGCCGCTCTTGTAGCTGTGTAATGTTACCAAGACGATTTTGTACCGCGGCTTCAAAGGCTCTTGTCGCGTCATTGTTGGCCTTCTGGAATCCGGCGACATTCTCCGGTTTCAGTGCCTCGGGCCTTTGTGCCTGCGCCTGTGCATCTGCCAGATCCTTGTAGGCCACGATGATCCCATTCAATTCATCCCGAGTGGCCTTTGCCGTTTCTCCAATCAGGCCAGGTTCGGCGGCCAATTTCGTAAATTGGCTGCGAATGGTGCGAACTTTCTCGATATCAAAGCCAGCCGAGATTTCTTTTAGCGCGAACGCTGGCGGCGCGGAAGGCGGAATTGGCGCCGCCGGCTCTACGGGTTTCTCCCAATGTGTGAGCAGCCGGCCCCATTGGCGACCGCTCACTTCCCACCATTCAAGCGGCCGTGGAGCGCGCTGTTTTATCGGAGGTCTGGGCACGGTGGTCAACTCATACTTCGGAGCTTCGAGCATTTCGGCGGCCCGAAGTCCCATCGCTTGTTTGGTCGCGGCAGCCATGGCAGCTAATCTATCATCGATCTGCGTCCCTGCTTTGCCAGCTTTCGACATTGAACCGCCAAGTCGCTCGATTGATTCGGTCAAATCGTCGATATCTGAAGCCGAATCCGCCATAGAGGCGATGCGGGCAGTAATCTGGGTTGCGCCCGCGCCCGCGCCCTTAAGATCCGCGACCAAGCCCGCAACGTTGGGTTTTTTCGCATTCGTTGCCGAGAAGGGTTCTGCAACACCGCTAACCTGCGTCTGAACGGTTTTGGCTGTGCTTCCCACCTCACCGAGCATCTTATTTAAGGCCCACGTCGCCCCGACCGCTGTCAGAATTCCAGCGGCAAGTATGGCCCAACCTTTGGGGCCAGACAGTGCATGAAACACGGCTAGTGCCTTGGCCGCTGCGCCCTGCGCCTTTCGGTATACATCTAGCGCTGTCGTGATGATCCTGATCGCTTTCTCCGTTGCCCACATTGCGGTCGATACCGCAAAGGACGTTATCGCAAACTTCAAGATTCCAGGAATACTCCCGCTTATCGTTCCGAGAAACGATGTTAGGGATTCGCCAACGCGCACTAGCGCCGGGCCGAATTCCATTAACAGTTTGCTGCCGACCTCCGCGGCCATCACACCGAGGCGATGAAATGCTTGTCCCGCTGGACTCAATTGGTTCTCGGCTACCGCCTTGGCATAGCCGCCGGCTTGCTGGAGTTGCGTCTGGAACTGTCGAATCGCATCCGATTTACCAAGCAAGGTGAGCAACGCGCGCACCGACTTGAACGGAATGCCAAGTTCCATGAGAGCCGAGGTCTTCGCGGCATCCGAGAGACTGCCCAACCGCTTCTCAAAGTCGGCTATGATATCCGCGACATTTCGGATATTTCCGCCGGCATCATAGATCGCAATTCCGGCTTGCTGAAATGCCCCGGGGAACTCAACGGCAGCTCGGGATAGATCGCGCAACACTTGCGTTATCGCCGTCCCGGCTTCCTCACCCTTGATACCCTGGTCGGCATAGGCCGCAAGAAGCGCAGTTCCCTCCTCGATGCTTTTTCCGAAAATGCGCAGTGACGGTCCGGCCCTCGCCAATCCCAAAGCAAACTGCTCCGTGCTCGCGTTGGCGAGCGTCGTTACGCGGGCGAGTACGTCCGTCACACGCGTGATTGCCGCCATGTTTGCTTGCGGGTCTTTCGACTCCAACCCAAGCGATTTAAGCGCATCCATGGAGAGCTCGGTCGCACGCGCGAGGTCAAATTGCCCAGCCTGAGCAAATCGGGCTACGGCTGGCAACGCCGCAATTTGTTGTTCCGCGGTCAACCCGGCGGACGCCAGATAGTAGAATCCCTTAGCTGTTTGCGATGCCGAATACTCCGTTGCTTTCGCTGTCTCCAGGGCCGCCGTTCGCATTCGTCCCTTCATTTCATCGGTCAGACCAACCATGACCGCCGTCGATTGCCGCATACTCTTGTTGAATTCCCCACCGCTTCGGATGGCATCCGTGAAGAGTCCTACCGCCCGGATACCGGCAAATGCTCCAATGATCCCCTTGGCCGTCTCGATAGCAGTGCTGTGGAGCGAAACTAACCTACCACGCGCCCTATTCATCGCAGATTCAAACTGTGATGTCTTGCCGAGAAGGTTCACGACGAGATCGCCGGCAGTGGCCATTATCGAGGTCTCCCGGCAAACATTGAGAAGGCCATGGCTGCTTGCGTCGGACTCAAAGCCGGTTCGGTCGAGTGTAACTTCGCTTTAAGCGGATCAAGTTTCTCTGGATCAATCTCTGTATGACCCATTGACCAACAGACCGCGGCGAGTCCCAATTTTAAGATGGTGATGATGCGGTCCATGCAATCCGGCTCCAATTGACGAAATGCAACCCATTCTGACCATTGCTCTGGTGTTAGCGAACCAAGTAGACCGTCCACGTCCAAAATACCAGCCCGGTCCGCCAGACGGTACGCTAAGAGGCGGGCTGGATCTCGGGCAAGTTTTTTTCAACCATCTCCTGATTGCGGTTAATCCCACAATGGGCCGCGCATTCGCGGTACAGAAAGGCAGCGTCGGCACCGTCCCACGCGGCCACTTCGGGCGCTTGCGCATCAGAAAAAAGCCGATTTCCAGCGTCATCGACGATACATTTCACAATCAGCCTGGACTCGGCGTCTTCCATGCGGCGCTTGTCGAGCTTGCCGTCCGCGCTCAACAATACGGTCTCATATCGGTTTTGTTCTCCGGCCATCAGGCTCTGAATACGGACCATGAGGCCGCTATTCGGCAAGGTTACGGTCTTGTATCTCCGTTTCCCTTTTAGTGATGTGACCAGCTCGGCAACTGTAGCGAGTTTCCCATTCTCTTCACTCATTCGTAACTCTCCGGTGTCCAAAGGGGTGATTCTGATTCTTCCGGTTCCGCGTTTGGCCCTGGAATACAGGACCCATCGGGCCTGTACCCGATCATCAAGCCAGCATCAAAAGCCGGCCAATCATCTGGGTCGATGGCTGCCGCAATCCGTTGCTGCATTCGTTCATAGGCCTCCTGTGCGAGTCTCATCCTTTCCGGTGACATATTCGCTGCTTTTCGACAGTCTTCGTCCGCGGGCTCAGCACATCCCATTTCAACCAACAGGACGATGTGAATGGCGCGATGAGGTGGCGATGCAAGGATTGTTCCTGCCGGTCGAACGCCGGTCGGGAAATCCGAATCCGCGTCGCCAGTCATGTCGCGGATTAAGCGGCATTGCATGAGAAATCAGTCCGCAGAACCACCGCTTGGGTAGGTCGGTATCCCATCCAATTTGATCTTTGCCGATCCCTTCAAGCCGCTGTTAAGGGCTACTGTTCCGCCCAAAGTGAAGCCGGCGCCCGTAAAGCTCCACGTAGAAGCTTCGTCATCAGCAAAGGTGATTCTCCAATCCTCGTCTTGAGGGACGCGGATCAATTCGGTCAATGCCTTATGCCCGGCAAGGGCCGGATCGTAAAAGAACTCGAACCCGCACGACCCGCCCTCTGACCGTCCCGTAGCGTCATACGGAATTCCTGCATCCGTATTATCAAGCGTGTCGGACTCATAGGTTTCGCTCTCGGCTTCCGGCAGGTCGATGGAAATCACCTGGGCTACGGTCGTGTAAACCGACGCGAGCTTTTGTGCGATTGCCGTGCCTTTGCATTTGATCTTCGCCATAGGTTCTACCCCTTTCGAGATGCCTCTTTGGAAAGAATTTGGGAAATTTTTGTACGAGCCGCCGCAAGAGCGGACGTTTGCGACATTGCCAAGGCATCCTGCATTATCCCGGACAGCAGAGGACGAATTCGTCCCGTTGGATGTAGCGCCTTGGGGCCTCTAGCACTTCCATGCCACAATCGTCGTTCGTCAGTGCCCAATACGAACCAGTGGATATTCTGAGCGCTAATGCCGACGCCCTTCATTCCTTTCCAGCCTTGTTCTTTTTTCGAGGCCGAGCCGACAGAAAAACCGGTTTTGGCCATCACTTGACCCTTCGCAACTCCAGAGGATTGCTTTTTGAATCGTTTCCCAATCAGTCTTCTTGCCTGTGCCTTCAACTCGGCTTTTACTGCGGGAGTAGCGTTGACGCGGGCGCGAGCATAACGGGCCACAACCGTAAGGGCAGCATTGAGCGCAGCCCGCATTGCACGCCGACCGATCGGTCCGCCTAGCCGCGCAAATTTCCGGGCCAATTCTTCGGCACCTTCTATCGTTCCGCGCGCACGGAGGCCGGTTCCTTGCTGGAGCATAGACTTCCGTGTCATTCCTAGGGTCTTCATAACACCCATTACGTCATCTCCGTTGCGCTCGCGCCGAGTTCAATCACTGTATCCCAATAGGCTTTCTGCGTCCCCATTCCTTTTGGCACCCGAGTCGTCACAATAGAATTCACTGTGTCTACATCCCAACCAGAGCCCGCATAGGCCCGCAACCCTGTTTGTGGATTCATTCCATTTCCAAGCACGGCATCTGCAAGGGCCACTGATCCCTGACGTGTTGCCGCGCGACAAGTGATTGTGACCATTCCAATTCGCAATCCTCCGCGTCCCGACAGATCGTTCTGAGGATCGTCGCTATCGACTTCCACCAAAATCGCTGGCATCGTCACTTCGTTTTCATCGAACGCATCCGGATAAATGCGCGATGAGCTTCCGGTTCCAACCAAAGCCGTCACGGCATCGAACGTCAAAAGTGCGGATCGGATGTCTTCCGCAAGTCCCATGCGTCACATCCCCGTTGTTTGCTCTATACACTCTAATTCCAGTTCTTGCCGTCGCTGTTTTGGATCATAGACCCTGACAACGTTGAGCCGCGTAGTGCCATCGGCGCGTATCAGCCAGAAAGCGGGGGTGATCGTCCGGCTGTAACTGTCGCTCATCATCCGCACAATATGCGTCACTTGCGATTGCGTTTGCTTGGCTGCGAACTGCTCAGTCCCGCGTACCGGCTGAATCTCTACCCACGGCTGAAACAACTTGAGTGATGATTCAACACGTTCTCCGTCAGTGTTTGTTGTAGGCGTGCTGCTGTAGACCGTCACCCGCTCACGCCGTCGTCCGGCAGCCATATCTCACCGTTGAGTCTGTTTGTTTCCATTCTCGTCTAGGTATCGAAAACAGTTCCACCATGCTTCCGTCTTGACCAAGGAACTTCTCCCGATGGCATCCTTCGCTACATCGCTCTCCCCGGCTGCCTGACCAACCAGCCACCGTCGCGGCGCATAGACCGGATAGAATCCGCGCTCGTGCATTTCTCCGAAAACGTAATCGACATGCCTGTTGTGAAAGCGCTTCGTGAGATACCGTAAAGCAAACTCGGCGAAGTCCTGTCTGACGGCGTAGGCGTGAGTGCGGTTGACATTGAAGCACCGGAGAACCGCCTCGTTGACCACGCGAGGCAAGCCTTTGTTCTGCGCGAAGTGCTCGCCGCCGAGGTATAGCTGGCCCCAGTCGCCGGGCAATCGAGACAGAAAATGCTCCACGTGAACAGTGAATGAGTCGCACCATACGCAGTCATCTTCAAGGACCAATACGCTGCCGGGTCGCTCTTCCTTGATCCACCGAAGGATTGCGACGTGCGATTGATAACAACCCCAGGAACCCCGGCACTGCGTCCAGAAACTCGGCGGTTCGTTTCCTTCGATTGAATCGTCAAATGCTGGCCACCGTTCGGGACAGGGAAATGGCCAGTCTGTCGGCAATCCTGCTTGAAACGACTCCCACCGTTCTGGGCGTCGATCAAGATTGATGACGACGACGCGAGAAAACACACGTCATTCCTCCCCATCCTCATTGGGCATTTGCAACCGATAATCAGCGATCAAATCCGCGATGCCGTAAGGCAGAGCGGTTGCGATGTTGCCAATGTTGATCGGCTCTCGGTGTTCGTTCATGTGAGCTGCCCAGAGTGCGATTGCCTGACGAATGGGAGAAGGAACTGCCTGTGCGGTGGCACCGTAACCAAACGTTGCCCGGATGACCACGTCGTCAGCATGGCCAATCGTGGAAGGCCAGACTTGATTGTACTTCAATCGCACAAGAGGCCGTCGGCACCATTCTCCCGTCTCATAGAGTGCCGAACTGGCAGTCTGTTGCACGTTGTTACTGTCCTGATATTTCACCGATGTGACGCCGGCAGACGCCAGGGGCCCGAACGGCAAGAGCAAAATGTCGGCAAACCGATCAAAGTAGACATCGAAAACCTGCGTAATGAGCTTCCTTCCAAGTTCGTTTTCGACTGCCGCTCGCGCTGCCGACAGGTACGCGCTTAAAAGCGTGTCTTCCTCAATGGTGACACTGCGAATCTGGGCGCGTAGATCGTCTAATGTAACTGGCTCGCATGTTGCGTCCGTAGCTAGGGAGTAGCGCGTCCAGGCTCTGGAACTCATTCCAACACCCGTTTCGGTCGCTTGCGTGGTGTGCTTTTTACGGCGACCTCTCGCGGCTTGTCTTGATCTTTCGATTCAGACGCCATGATAGATTGCCTAGTAAGCAATCTAGGTCGGATAATTCGGAGACCGGTCAGAAGCGCATAATTAGGGATGAACATAGAATGAACTCCCGAGACTCGGCGCGCCGGGAGGAAATGGCACGACGCGCCGAGCTCGCACTGAGAGGCTCCTCAGTCGACGATTGCCGAAGGCATCGGCTCCGAGGCGTAACGAGGCTCGGTCAAAATATAGAGGATATGACCGATCTGGCTCGTATCCCCAACGTCATCGACGCTTGCATTCACACAATCGAACCCGTTGTCCACATCGAGTTCATCGGCATCGAACTCAATTACCCACGTGGCCTGCTCCTCCCCGCCAGTCGCGCTTGTGTACGTATTCGCTGCCGATTGAGTGGTTTTCGTGAACTGACCAATGGCATTCAGCGCTGCCCCCTGCTTCACATAGATATCAGTGAAAGTGAGAGCTTTCGCGTCAGTGCCAGATACATCGGTGGCCTGCTGGACCGTGATTGTCGGGTCCTCGCCAGACACTCCAGCACCTTTGGTGAACACAATGGCGATGTGTTTGAAGAGCTTGAGGCTCACCCAATCGCCGGTTTGCGCGGCACTTGCCAAATTGACGGGCACGAAGGCCGAAATGAGTTGTCCTCTTTCGCATAAACGCATAACTAAGGTTCTCCTCGTTCTTTCGATGTCGCCAGAAATCAGGCCCGAGTGGCCAAGTTGATGTACGGGCTCAGGGTATTTGAGCCATTGGCCGGCGTAAGAGCCGAAGCCCAGGTCGGCTGACCATCTACGCGGTACGTGACGCGGAAGGTCTGTTCGTCGTTCAAAAATCGAACGTGAATACTGGAGGCGACATTGATGCCGCCTTTGTCAGCAAGCAGATACTCACTGAGAGCGACCAGGAGAATGTCATTGGCGGTGCCCAGCGTGGCACAATACTCGACCGGAATCACAGGGCGCGCCATCAGTTGCGCATACCGTCCAGCGTTTAGGAGAGAGCCAGCCGGGTAGTACAATGGGATCACATCGGTCGTAGAGGCATCACCGCTGCTCAGGAGACCGAGACCCCAGAGCTGAGTCTCGCAATCCTGATTGACGAGCCAGACAGCATTCGGTCGTTGCCTGGCGGGCATCCGAGCCCACATCTTCACGATGTTCGCGCCCCAAATCGAAGCGGCCGCCTGGCTACTTTCTTTGGCGATCGAAATCAGGGCAGGGGACTTGGTAATTCCCAATGGCTGACCAGCACCGGTGCCATTCAGTACCGCATCTTCGACCATCCATGTGAGCTCTTCCGTGAACGCCCGCTGCATGAGACTTGAGGAAGCGCCGTAGTCCTGAAGCATTTCCTCGGAGACATAGCCAGCGATGGCGCATTTCTTGAGCTTCAGTTCAAGATTGGCGAATTTCGGATGGCTCGTCGAAATCGTCTCGCCTTCTGCGAGCCAGTACCCTTGCACGCCGCCCCAACGACTCCCGGTCGCCCGCGAAGTCTCGCTCACGTAGGGAATCGAGAGCGTATTACCGGTTAGGCGGGTTCTGCTGCATCGTGAAAGAATCTGACCGCTCTCGTAGGCTTCCTTGACCATCGCCTCTCGATACTCAGGCGGAATCAGATAGCCACCTTCGCTATCCACCGCGATTCCGAGACCGGAAGCAGCGCCAAATACCTTATGGTCGGTGCCAGTAAGATGGGTCAACCGTTCGTCAATCTGGCCGCTAACGCCAGCCCGTTTGACGCTGTGAAGCCATTCACCAAAGCATGACCAAGTCTTTGATCCATCGCCGCCTACGATGTCAACATCGCCCGCTGGTCCGTTCCCGTGGGCGGGATTCACTGGTCGGCCCTTCGTCGGGCGCAACTGGTGCTCCCAACCGTCAGCCGCATCAAGTTTGTCGAGGGCGAGTTCCTGCTTGCGCACTCGCTCTTGAGCGGTCTCGATTTGACCCTTGAGTTCATCGGCCTTAGTCAGATGAGTCTCGACTTGCGACAATTCTTCGTCGGTTAAGTCGCGATTTTCAGCGACGGCCTTCTCCCGTAGGGCCTTAGCGGCATCAAGTTCGGTTCGCCGCTGTGCGAGCAGTTCCTTGATTTTGTTCATTTGTTCGCTCCTGCCCCACCGGGGCGGAGCGCAACAAACAAGGCGCAAAGCACCCGGCGGTTTTTCGGTAAGGAAAACTCCGCTTGATGCTTCGCGCCTGGATCGCCAGTGCGGTACGCACCGTTCCGCAACAGGCTAGTGGACGACTCGGCGTCCAGATCGCCTGTGCGGCATATCTTCAGTTACTATCCTACCATGAGCTCGGAATTCAGCTATACTTTACACTTGTCAACCACGCGAAGACTCCGGGCAACATGCGGAGTCCAAAGGATGCGTCCCTTCCGTTTTAACGCAGACAAATGGCAAACGGCACCATTGGCCGAAATCCTGAGCCAAGCGGCTACGTCACGCACGGACGGGGCGTAGCCGTGCGTTTCGTGGTAGTCGCGGATGAATTGCTCCGCTTCCTTTTGGCGGCTTGTTAGAGTCATTCGTCCTCGATCCCTAACGCCCGACGATGGACTTGCAGATGGCTTTTCACGGCGTTACTTGCTTCTTGTCCAGATCGCCCGCCGTTAGCTGCTGACCAGGCGGCATTCAATCCGCCAACATGGAGATAGAGGGTGCCCGTCGTGTAAACTCCGTTCTCATCTTCACCTCCGCCATTCTGGACCCAATGATGGGGATATCGCCATGTGGATTTTTTATCCGGCTCCCCTTCATCCGCGAAAGCAATGCGCGGAAGTTTTGTCTTGTCTACAGAGCCCCAATCGGGTTCATTGTCGGCCGTCGTGCTGTTATGCGTGAACGCCCTGGGCACGCCAGCTTCACAGAGCAAAATGTCGGCCAAGACCAGATTACGGTTGCTTGATTTGGCAATCGGCTCCTTCGGTCGAATAATCCCTGCAAGCAGTTCGTCGAGGGTGGCGATCCCGTCCACCATCCTTTCGCTCTTGGCGGGTTCTGACAGAACAAGGCGGCCTTCGCCGTAGCCTTTCCGAACTTGAGAAGGCGTGACGCCACGATTCGCAGCCACACCCGCGAGAAACCGGTCATAGTAAGCGTCCACCTCGGCCTGCATCGTCGCTCGGGCCTCATCGTCAAGCGGTGCGAACGGGTGCCCCTCGACTTTATATTTTCCCGCGAATATCAAGGTGGTCTTGAGCCCTTGGGCTTCTTCCCACTTTGAGATGTCAACATGCGGCTGCCAAATACCAATAGAACCCACCTGACCTGATGGCGTCGCGTAAAACTTTTCGGAAGCCGAGGCGATCCAGTAGGCCGCGCTAGCAGCCATGCCATTGGCAACGGAATAGATTGGTTTTGCGCCTCGATAGGATCGAATCTTATCGGCCACTTCCTGCACTCCGAATACGATACCACCTGGACTGTCCACATCCAATACGATCGCCCCGACATTCTGGGCTGATTCGAGTTCATCGATCGCTTGGCCAATCCAATCCGTGGTTGTATCCCCGTACCAAGTATCTTCGCGGTGCTGGACGAGCACGCCGCGAATTGGAACTACGGCTACGGCACCCTTGGCTTTGGGAACCTTGGGTACGCGGGCTTCGGTCGTCCCCAACGGCGCACTTGAATGCAGGGTCACGGTCGGGTCTTTCCTTTCTTCGCGCCGTTCAGGCGTAGCGAGACCTAGTTTGATTAGGGCCTCTACGCGAGGCCATGCTTCACGTAGGATTGCCCACGGAGTTGTGTAAATCATACTTGCCATCGTTTCGTTCCTTTCTTCCAAGGATATCATTTCCGTCGCAGCCACCAATGATGACCAATGCCCGTTCCCCAACTTGGCGACCAAGTACCGTCACGGCGCATATAGCACCGTCCGGACTCATGCCGCTTGATCCGAACCATCCCTTTATCACGTCGCGCCAAGCCTCTTACACTACCGATGGCAGAATCGAAACAACTGAGGTAATCTGTCGTGCAAGCTCATCCGCTCGATTCGTTCGCCAATCGGAAAGGACAGCGGGCACATCGCCCGCTCCGACAGCCGCGACGAGTCGCCCGTGGTCGAAAGCTATGTATCCCCGAGCGAGCCCGCGAAGCTTGTCTTCAAAATGCTCAATGCCCAGAATGTTGAACGCGGCCTCCAAAGGCGGGCGGAATTTCTCAATGAAATACTCTTCATGGCCTGCATAGAACTCATCGGCCCACTTTTGAAAGGCGTCGGCAGTTGACTCTTTGGCATGTTTCTTCCATGCCTTCTCGATTGCGAGGCATTCCTTGTTTACGACTTGCTGGGCAGCATCAAGAAACAGTCCTACAAACGATTCCGGCTGTACGGGAGCCCTCGCCGTCAATAGCTTTTGGTTTGCCGCAGCTACCGGCATAAGATCTCCATCCTGAACGAATGCCATGTTCGTCGGGACCAAGTAGGTAGCTCCGCCTTGGATTGGGTTCATATCCTCCAGAGTTCGCACGTCATTTGCGGAGAGCCAGCCCCACTGGCGACCGATAGCATAGGATTCGTAGCGCGTCTTGATGTCGCCGCGCACCAAAGAGGCGAGGTTGTGCTTGACATAGAGTGGTTCATCCGGAAAGTATCGCCGTTTGAGGGCCATCTCAATTCGGATGCACCAGGGCAAAATTGAGTCCGTTGCCCAGTCGATATTTTTCTGTTCCACGTTTGAGAAGGTCGATCGGGTATCATCGTGGATTTTCGATGGCGGAACATCAAAAATGGCGCAGATTTCCGTCCGCGTGAACTGCCGCGATTCAAGATACTGCGCGTCTTTCAGCGGCATTCCGACGATCGGCGAATAGTCTAGCCCAGTCGGAAGGAATCCGAGGCCGAATGCCTTGCCGACGCCTTGGAATCGCTCATTGACCAAGGCTAGATGTTCACGCTGTTTTTCGGCGGAAAGCGGCGGGCGGCCGTCCGTCTGTTTGAGCCATCCCCCCATCCACGCGCCTTTGCCGTAAAAGGATGCCGCGAACTTCGCTGCGCCGAGGCCAAGACCGATTGTTTCACGATGGAGACCCACGACCGAAATACCCGTAACCCCATTCAGTGATAATCCATGCAATTGCAATAACTCACTAGGTGAATAGTCGATCTTCTCTTCATTCGGGGGCCGGTATTCGTAGTATAGGCTGCCTTTTTGCGTTTGCATCGGCCTCATATACTGGGTCAATCGAGGCAACAGACTTCTGATTTCACCATCGGTGGCTCGCTTTTCTTCCGCAAACCAGCGGCCCCAAAGCAACAGGTGAACCATGGCCATTTCTCGCCACGTCACTGCTCCAGTATCGGGATTCGCTTCGACTTGAAGAATGCGGTTCAAAGGGTGATCTGTCACGACCCGCCGTTCATTAGCTGCCGTCTTCTCCATTACAGCAGCCGGGAGTGTAGCGACCGTCTTGGCAAGCTTGGCCACACACGCAAAAACTGACGCATAAGTCAGCGCGATTTCTTCGCTGACCTCAACGCCGGCACCCGTCGATTGCCCGCGCAGCATATACCAATAGTCGTCGAGAATTCCCTTGTTGACCCAACCGCTACCAGGCGGCCCGAGCAAGATATCGAGAAGACCAGTCATTTTTCGCCCCTTTCTACCCGATGATCACCGCGGAGGTGCCAGAGCACTGCGGTCCCCGTACAAACGAGCCCGCCGAATACCCAGGCCAATGGCGGCCATGCGGCATGAAGACCGACGATGATGCCGCATAAACCGCAGACTACCAATCCGGTTCGAATTAGTGATCGCATATCATCCCGTCTGTGACGTTTGCTTTGGCAGTTCCACGTACACATTCAAGTCTTTCGTTTCTCGCGCCGCGTCCAAGACCGCCATTGCTTCGCGATGGTTCGGATGCTCGGGGTGGTGGATTGCGTGCTCGGCGTATCTCTTATCCATCGTGTGATTCAAAAGCGTATAGACAATCACTTTGTCTACGTTGTATGCTCTAGCCATTTCGAGAAATGCCGGGAGTTCTCGCCAGTTTGAAGCCTGGAATACAAATCCCCATTCACTCCGCTCAATCTTGCCTTGGCGTCTGAGTTCCTGGACGAAGGCGCAATTTTGCATGAGCCGCGGCCATGATCCGCCACGCAATTTTGCATAGGTCTCCCTAGTGAAGGCGTCAATTGAGAACTGCACCACCTTGATTCGGTTGCGCATCGGAATCTGGAGGTAGTTATCTGGCGTGAACCCCAAGCCGTTTGTTAGGAAGACGAGTTCTAACTCAGGGTGTTCATCGGGGGCCATCGTGCGAAGCAGTTCCCAATACAACGGCGAGCCGAAAGGATCACCGTAACCGGAGAAGAAAGCCCACCGTGCCGCCTTGAGCATCGGCCTAATCACACGATCCTGGAATGCGCGCAATAGAGCATGGGTTTGGTGTCCCGTCTTGAACCGTACTGGTTCCCGCCGACAAGATGGACACGCAAGATTACAAGAAGGATCGTAACCCAAGTTGACCGTGCGCGGTCCGGACGTTTCGGTGAGCCGTTCGTCACAAATCCTACGATGATATGGATCGCTGATTGCCGATCGCAGAACGGTTGGAAGCTCCCCGGCCGCCATTCGCGGGCACCCCCGGCACATCGGCGGCACGATTCCTTCAAGCCATAACCGTCGAATTTCTTGAATACGCGGCGAGTTCCAGTAACCACGGAGATCGAAGGTCGGCAGCACTTCCAACGGCACACCGTCCTTGAAGCGACCGTCGCCAAAGTACAGATAGGCTTCCTCCGTCGCCCAACACAATGAGCAGTGTGCCACACCTACCGTGTCATAACTCACCCAACGAACTATGAGGTCAAGCCATTCCCATGGGTTCGGACAGAAAAGCGAAGTGGTAACAGTGTCCATGAGTTCTCACGCGGATTGAATGTGCTTTTGCCGGTACAATCGCCACTATAGCCATGGGCAACTCCTGCAATCCTCGGGCGGATTGCCCGCCTCAATCTGCTCCAACAGGTTTCTCCAAGCCTCGCCCCTCAGCACATTTTCTAGTCCACCGTC